GTACCACCGTGGGTTGTGATTGCGTTCATTCTGAGTTGAGCCGGAAGACCTTTAAGGTTAGCATCTTCTGCCATCTCTACATATGGATACCAAGTGTTGTTCATCGACATCAAAGATGCGGCAGTGAGCGCGGCATCTCGTTCTTGTGAGTTTTCCATAGAACTTTGAATAAAGGTAACTAATTTCCCGTTACCTGTGCTCATTGCGGCGGCCAGCGCACAACCTTCTGCTTCCTCAACTGCTAGAGTACTACGCTTAATAACAGCGTCCAAGTTCAACTTAGTGTCCTTGGCGTACTCAGGCAGACCTTCTTTAAGTTGATCTACCCAGGCAGTCATTATAGAGTCTCCCCACCTACCACACGGTTACAAGCACATAGCTCGCCAGTTTGTAGAGCGTCAAGAATACGCAGAGTTTCTTCTGGGCTACGACCTACGTCCAAGTTGTTTACTGTAACGTGCTGGATCGTGTTGTCTGGATCAACAATGAATGTAGCGCGAAGTGCGGCACCTGCTGGCGCATAGAATACACCTAGTTGTTCTGCCAAGCTCAATTCACCACGCTGTGTATCAGCAAATTGTGTGTGTTTGATATTGACCAAATCTGGATGGCTCTTTTGCCAAGCAATTTTACAGAACTCGTTGTCTGTTGAACCTGTCAACAATACAGCATCACGATCTTCAAAATCTTGATTCAACTTGTCATAGGCAACAATTTCTGTTGGGCAAACAAATGTAAAATCCTTTGGATAGAATACGATCACTTTCCACTTACCTAAAAAGGTTTCATCTGTAATGTTGAAGAAAGCATCTTCTGGTTGTCCTGGCTTAACACCTGTTACTACAAAATGTTCTAACTTATCGCCGATTGTTTTCATATTTCCTCCTGTGTGTATAATGAAAAACTTGTACTCAGTGTTTATACTGATATAATATTGTAATAGTATTTAACACTTAGATCAAGCGTTTTAATAGCTTTTAACAATAATTGTTTCAATGACTGTAATAGAAAAAATCAATAACAGCATTATTTGTTGATGATTTGGAAAACCTTATTGGCCAGTATGCGTTCTTTGGCAAATGCTTCTAATTCCCAAGGCTGTTGATGATAGCGTTTGCTAACTTTCTTGCCCATCCAATATTTGGTTTGTAATCTATCGGGAATATTTTTGAGCTGTCCCCGAGCATACTGTTTGGCATGAACCATTTCATGTGCTATGGTCAAAACCAACCGTTCAGTGTCTAAGCTGGAGTCTAAAACCATGATCAAGTGTTTTGGACCAATTTTACTGACATAGCCCCTGGCATTAGTTTCTTTGGCCATGCCACGTTTAGTAAAAACTCCCATACTCCACGTGCTTTTTTTAAGTTTAAGTTCCTGTTCAAAAAATAAAATAGTGTTAGTGATAAAGGCCGATGTGGCACTCTTTCTAAGATTAAACTGGATGTCCATGGATTCCTTTCTAAGTGTGTGTCTATTATACACAAAAAGAAAGGCCCCGTCAAGAGCCTTTCTGCTATTTTTGGTTACAAGGTATAACTACCTCGCTATTAGGCGTTTGCGGCCAATAGGAATGTATCGTCGTTTGCGATTACTTTTTTTGTGTCTTCGATCGGGTCACCCCAATCCTAACGGCTTCTACATTGCCGAGTAGATCCTGTCAATACTCTTTGCTCAATCGATCACCATGTCACCCCCACCTAAATATACAGCATACACTTAGGTGGAGGTGCCGGCTTCGAAGCCGGGTCTTGAACACTTTTCTATCAAAGCATTAAACTACTATTCTGTTTCGTGCCATACTTGATTCAAGCCTGCCACTACTAAATCCTTTAGAAACATATTCTTGCTTTTTTTCAATCAAGATATAATGTTCTTTAACACTATTATTTACCCACAGTTTTTTAGGAACGTGGCCTTTCTTGCCTCTTACCCATCCTTCTGGAATAGTGTCATTTATTATAATGCGTTTTACTTCTTTTGTCAATACATTTGATATCCAAATCTTACCGTATTGACTATTCTTATGCCCTGCTGCATTTTCACTTTGTTGCTTTTTTCTTCGTTGTATCTCATCTTCAGAAATGTTCAACCAACTATTATTATTTTTATTACGATTTTGTTCTACTACATTAGCATACCAGTTTTGCCACCATTCTGTATTATTAGCCTTTTGCTCTGCTATAAAATCGTTTAATCGCTTGCCGCTTTTTTTGCCGCCTTTACGAGAATTTTCACTATGTTCTTTGCTACCGTTATAATGATCCCACCCTCCTGGACCGCCTTTGTGCATATTGTAAGTATCAGATCTTTTTACAAAATCTTCTGTAACAACTTCTGCTTCTTTGTCAGCCATTTCTTCTAATGACGAGCAGTAATGTAAAACTTCTTTGTTAAAGTTTTCTACACCATATTTTTTAATAGCGGCAGTGATTTGTTTTCCTGAACCGTAGTATCCATTTTCAGAAGGATGTTTGACAGATTTATGTTTTCCAACATAAATCTTACTGTTCAGCAAGTTTGTTATTTGATAGACATAGTAATACATAAATGTATTTATGCCGGACGACACTTCGACTCCGCCTAAAAGAACCCACGTCTTGAATCCTTTTCAATCTACTTCATACAGTCTTACTATTGAGACTTGCTCAATTCTTAACGACGTTTACTAACGTGACGTTTAGCCGCACGTTTAGCCATTGTCTTCAAACTTCTTGCTCTTGCCATAATGGTACTCCTTGTTAAAGTTAAACTATACGATATTTAGTTGCTTATGTCAAATCTATTTTATACGACCAAGGATTGATAGCTACGATATTCCTAGTTCCAGTAAACTGTTCAACTCCGTGTATCAGTCCTGGAGAAAACATGATCAATCTATTGGTCTTGGCCATGATGTTTTTTTCTGTACTCAAAAATCTGCCACCTACTAGATTTTCTACTTGGGCATAATATACTATGCTACACATAGGTGTTTTGACTTCACCAGTATCAGTCCAAACTTTTTCATCTTTGTCAACGTGGTAGCCTACCCCCACTCCATAGTGACTCCAGCATTCAACTCCCACCATGTTGGTGAGATCAAATTTGTATTTGGCCACATCTATGATGGCATTAAGTGGAAAATCCTGCTTATCAAAATCTTCCACATCAATCCATTTGTTCTTTCCAGAATTTGTGCCATCATATTTTCCTGGACCATTGGCAAATACCTCCAGGATAGACAGCCTTTCTTCTTCAGTCAACGCATTATCGATAATAACAAACATATCAGTTGAATGTAATAGCGTAGGTGAATCTATAGTGATCAGCTATTTGGCTTTGAGGTCTAACACTGTGTGGAGTACGTCCATCAAACAACACCAGCCTGCCAGGTGTATAGGGCAATGCTAGATCAATGTCATTCATATCTTCTGAATAAAACAATGTTTCGCCATGCCAGCTATGATCCCATTCCAAATTCACATAGTATAAGGCAACCAGTTGTTCTGGATGTGTATGTGGGAAATGAGTGTGACTGGGCACTGATAAATTAACCACTGAACGTTTTACTTCTAGATCTTTGATTAGATCATTTACTTCGGTAGTTTTTAAAAATGGTAGTAGCCCAGCATCCTGATTATTTTGTTCATTGTAGGCAGTATACAGACATTGATGTCTTGCGGCTACTTCATGATCTGCGTCAGGCCATCCTATAAAATATGCTGATTTACGGACAAAATCAAAAATGCGATTTCTAATAACAGCGGGTATCAATCCATCATAGACATAGATTAGTTTACCACTAGATAGTACGTGTGTTTTTAAATTTGTAGTCATACTAAACTATAACAGATATTATCAGTCAATGTCTATTAATTTGGAACCAATACAATCTTTGCGATGCCTGTTTGTGGGTCAATCATCTGTTGCCAGTGATAGCCTGCTGGGGGTGCTTGATAGTAGGGCTGTTGGTTAATATAAACAGGAGGTTGTTCAATAACCACAGGTGGTGCTACATATACTGGTGGACGAGCCAATTCATATCCAATTACTCCACCAATAAAAGCTGGCCCTACCCAACCTAGTCCATGGCCACGATAGCAACAGCGATCATGGAATCCTTCATGAGCATGTGCTGTCATTGCCAATGTCATTAAACTTGCCAGTATAATTTTTTTCATTGTGATTTCCTTAGTACCCAAGTATTTGAGTAAATTGCTGTCCGTGATAATCAAATGTTATCGCACGACCTTGTTGAATTTGAACAGGTATCATACGGCACACTTCACGTTGCTCAATATGAGCCGAATCTTGTCCTACTGAATTGCCAATAGCACCGCCCAGTAACGCACCTGCAACCCCGCCAACTAGCCTATCACGACTATTGCCACCAATAGTACTACCAATCGCACCACCAGCTAGTGCGCCAATTGCGGTGTCCCCGCGGCTATTGTCTCTTACTACTTCACGTACTTCACATTGTCGTTGTTGAACTGTGACATATCGTGGTTGGATACTTACCACCATGGCGACGTCTGGTGGTGGAGTTTGTGCCATTGCTGAACTTGCCATTAGTGCTGTAACAATTAACAATTTTTTCATTTGTAATACCTCTTATGTAAACTGCGACGGACCCAAAAAGCATGAACGAGCTCCGCCTGCTCTTAGGGTCTCTCACCCTAGCAACCAACTATGTTGGTTTACCCTTTTGGATATTATTATTTATTGTACGGTAGAATTATTGATATGTCAAGAGGGATTTTTTACAGCACACAGGATAACAGGAATTTCAATTATAGGAATAACAAAAGATATACCAAATAATTTTAATATTTTGTCTACGGCCTTAACAAATTCTGCTATTATCTGCCCAACAAAATTATTCAACCAAAGTTTGATATCTGACACTATTTTGGCAAAATCGATATTAGGGCGATTAACTGATATGTCAATAGGAAATATCCAATCAAAGGGATTTCCAAAAATTGGAAGATGGAAATTTTTGATAATGGCCATTAATTCTTCATAGGTTGCTTCGGCTTTACCATAAATTGCTTTGGCATAGGCCTTGATGGCATCTTCAATTTCTTGGAAAGTAGGCATACGCAACAAGAAGTCTAATATCTGTCCAAGTATTGCCTGTTTAAGTTGATTCCAGAGCTCACTCCATACTAATTTTTTAGTGGTGGCTAGGTCATATGCCTTAAGACCAATTTCAATTAATTCTATAATATTACTGATAATTTTATAAAAGAAAGTCCACAAACTGGCTTTGACTCTTTTCACAATTTCATCAATTTCTAGTTCTGGTATACTGAAGTCCGTAAAAAACGGATAAGGTATTTCCAATAATTTCAATAACTCAAGCAATTGATCTTTGGCGTTATTGTATAAGTCTAACAATCTAGCTTTTAGTTTATCGTACAAATCCTTAGAAAACAAATCACTAATATGAAGGTCAAGTATGGGAATTGTAAGATCTAAATCTGCTAGTCCAAAATGTTTCAGAGCATCAAATAACTTTTTTAATACTGTGAATATTGGCTCCAAATAACTTTTCATCAACTGGTCATACAACCTACTGACAGCTTCTTTGACGTCAGTGATAGGATCAATAACCCCTGTATGCTTACAACCAATATTAAACAAGGGAATGGACACACCTGTTACAGTCAAAGATGGATCGTTAGGATACGCATCTTGTACCAATGTATAGATCTTTTGCATATTAAGACCTTTGGCCAAATCAATCACCAAGGTACCCTGTACTTGAATTTCAGTGGCGGTCGTAATAGCAGTCATGATTATCGCAGTGCGATTCCTGTAGTACCCTGCATGTACTGATCAGAAGCATCTTTTTTACTAAGTGCCATGGCAAAAACATGTGACTTATTCAAAGTCACATCTTCGTCATCGCCTAGAAACATCCAAGGAATCATGCCCAATCCCTGTGGGCCCATGGTCAATGCCAGGGGTCGATTGATTTTGATTGTAGTATCAGTTTCTTCTTCAAAACGAGCAATCAGCTCATCACCGTTGACAACTTTTAAACTGACAACATCTCCCTTGGTGTAGGGTTTTTTCATTAACAACATATTATTCCTCGCCTATTAATTTTTCTAATAACTTATAGTTATCGTATGCCTTTTTAAGGGCCGCAAACTTTTCCAATTTAGCAGGATTAGGTTCAGCTAGTATAGCCAGCCTATCTTCAATCTTTTCCAATAGTGTACCTAAATTACGGCCTTTCCATTTGATGTCGCCTTCAAATTCGGCATCAGCGGCGACATGTAATCCAACGCCAGTAGTGGTGATATTAGGCGCAGTCCAAGCCGGATTAGAGCCAGTACTATACAAAAACTGTCCGGGTTGATGGGTATTTGGCACAGTCACTGTGCCATAATTGTAGGGATTAGATGCGCCCATGGCCCCACCTAGTATTGATCCTGTGCCAGTCGAGCAGGACACAGTCATTGATCCTGTGATTTTACTAAAGTCAACATCATAAGATTGCCCCCATAAGGCACCGTTATAGACTGTGCTGTATATGTCTTTATCATCCATTTAGACGAGCCCGTAGTTCAGTGAAGCCACCTACTAACTCGCCGTCTAAGAAAATTTGTGGGACTGTGCGAGCTGTTGGTACAGCTTCTAATAATTCTTCCTTGGTATACCCGTCACCAATTTTCTTTTCTTCAAACGGAATACCCTTGGCCTTTAACAATGCTTTGGCCTGTTCGCAAAATGTACAGTTGTACTTACTCCAAACGATTGCTTTACTCATATTCTTTTCCTTCTTTCCAAAAATCGCATCATAGTTGTTGCCAAATTCTTCTTGGCTGACACTGTACGGTCTAGGTCTACTGCCTTTTGACATCTTGTGTTTCCTTTAAACTTTTGACACAACAGCGATAAAGTACCCATTGTGCCAATCACCATTTTGACCAAATTCGGCACCATCGGTATCGTTATCTGTAGTTCTAATTTCCAAACTGGTTAAAACCTTAAGTCCAAGTTTTGAGATGGCAGATATCGTGCCTTCTCTTGGTTGTCGCCAATTCCAGTCATCGACAACCAAAACAAACTGATCATCAAGCGCAGGTAATGCCATGGCAATGCCGTCATACTGATCATCGTGGTCATGCGGGCCGTCGAACAAGTATACATTAAACTTTCCAATGTTGTCAAAATCTACCTGTCTAAAATCACTTTCAATGAAATTAAAATTTATAGCAGGTGTCAAAATCGCATTTACATTACTGTGAAATACGTCCTTGGGTCCTTCAAATTGACTCCAGTTATCAATACACACAGCACAAAGTGTGTTGCCAAACATTGCGCTACAGGCGGTGGATCCTGCCCATGAGCCAACTTCTAAATATCTAGCATCACTGATTGAAGCAATCAAATTATTAATCAACATACGATATTTTTTACCACTCATACCAATAAGTGTTAAAATACCCTCAGGTAATTTATGATCATTAGCCAAGGCTTTATCCAAGGCTGATTTTATTTTAACTGCTAGTTCAGAAGTCTCGTCGCCACTGAAATTTATACTTGTTACATTTGCCATTTTTTCCTTATAGGTCCGGTAATTCATCGTAACTGACTGAGTCACTCATCACGCCAATCACATAGTTTGTTGATTCTGTTTCTTGTAGAGCACTTTGTTTTTTGCCAATATTAACATGTTTGTTAAACCAAGGGATAGGACTAGATTTAGGATGTTCACCAGCATACTTAATGCCAATATCCTTTAAACGAGTAAATGCTGTATAGTCAACAAAATCTTTTAAGATAGTGGCATTTAGTCCAATTACTGGGCCCAATTTAAACAAATAATCTGCCCAATCTTTTTCTTCACGTACTACATCCATGTACATTTGATACACTTCAGTTTCACATTCTTCTTTGGCTCGAATAAAACGGTCATCGTCTTTGATTACATTATTGATGATCCAAGCAGTCCACTCGGCATGTAGAATTTCATCTTGAAGAATCAAACTAATAATATTTCCATTACCAATGTAGATTTTATTTTCCACCATGGCCAAACTTGTGGCAAATGATACCATAAAACGGAAAGCTTCTAAAGCATAGCTGGCGTTCAAGGCCAACCAGATAGCTTTGACATGTTCATATTCATCTACTGCAGTGCCTGATTCTATGGCACAGTTTAGCTTATGTAGTTTTTCATAGTAGTGGCCAATGTTAGCAGCCATTTCCACAATTTCTTTGGTATCATGAATCTTGTTAAATTCTTCCTTAGGTACACCATAGACATTACGAATAATGTGACTGTATGATTTACTATGAATATTTGTTTCAAAGAAACTCCAATTACTAACCAATGCCTCTAACTCAGGTATACTGACCACTGGAGTGAATACTTGACTTGGCGCACGGCCTTGAATACTGTCTAGTGCTGTTTGTCTTAGTAGGTTACTGGTAAAGATATGTTTGACTGCGTCACTGGCATCCTTGTGATCCATTTTGTCTTTGGTAAGACTGATCTCTTCAGGAACCCAAAAGAAACCACGTGCCAGTTCTTCAAATTTGGCTATCCGTGGATGACGGTATTCTTCAAATCGTTGTACTGTGACAGCACCATCTAAAAACATTCTACGTTTTAGGTAATTAGGTGCTACAGTTAAATCATATTGTTGTTTACTCATAGTACGCAGGCCTCGCAATTTTCTTCATCATCATATACTGTAACAGGTTCGACTGATATTAATCTATCTGTTTGAGTATTTAAAACATTTTTAGATCCAACTTTATTAATTAGACTATAATAAATTGTCTTTATACCCCACTTGTAGGCCAGCATTAGATTTTTAGCAATCAATGTACCAGGCACTTTTCCATCTTTAAATTTAGCAGGATTGTAAAAGGTGTTTGTACTCAATGACTGATCAATATATGCGGCCAACACGGCAGCGGTTTTCAAATAATCAACACAATCAGTCTGATCCCACATCAATTGATAGCGGTTCTTTAATCTACGATATTCAGGAACTACTTGCACAAAACTGCCTGCTTTCGATTCCTTAACACTGATCAATTCCATGGGCATTTCAATACCATTTGTGCTATTGAGTACAACCGAGCTAGATTCAACAGGAGCCACTGCCATCAATGTGGCATTACGAATACCATACTGTAGCATGTTAATACGTAGAGTCTCCCAATCTAATGTGGGGGTGAAGTCTGTAAGTTCGTTAACGCCGGTTGATCGACGTTCCCAAGGAAAAATACCTCGACCATAAAAAGTATTTTGGCTACGTTCACAAGCGCCACGTTCTTTAGCCAATTCAACACTCATTTCAGTTAGATAAAACGCTTGATGTTCCATCCATCGTTTAACTTCTGCTAGTGCTTCCTGTGTGCCATATTTAAAGTTACGTTTGGCATGCCAGTAGGCTAGGTTGGTAATACCAACACCCAGAGGTTCAAACTCTTGATTGGCCATTTTACTTTGTACACTCAAAAAGTCTTGATATCCCAGTAAGTTACTTAGGCTACGAACAAGTATACGACAGGCTTTACGCATTTGTTGTGGATTGGTAAACGATCCCCAATTTATACTTCCAAGTGTACATAGGGCAATACGTCCATCAGGGTCTTCGATCCTTTGGAAAGGTCGTGTGGGCAATAATATTTCTTGGCATAGATTTGATTGATATATCGGGTCAAGCTTCGTATCAAAAGGGCCCTGGTTGATAACGTTGTCAATGTTGACAAGGTAGATACGGCCAGTGTCAGTACGTTCTTTAAGTATACCGTTTTTGAATATCTCATCTGCCGATACCGTTTTCTTTTTAATTGTCGGATGCTTTTCATAATTCAAATATAGTTGTTCAAACTCTACGGTATCTCGATAAAATGCTTGATATAAGTCTGGAACTTCGGCAGGATCAAATAATGTAATTGTCTGATTGTTTTTATAACGATTCCAGAACATTTTATTAACTACAACAGAGTAATCCATTTGACGTACACGAGTTTCTTCTGTTCCTTGATTGTTCTTTAATACAATAAGATCTTCAAATTGATAATGCCAAATTGGGTACGTAACAGTACACGAAGCATTACGAATACCGCCTTGACTGCAACTACGTAAATCTGCAAACCATTTTTTAAGAAAGGGTATCATACCCGTATGTTTAATTTCTCCATTGCGAATTGGGGCACCTAATGGACGAATTCTGCCTATTTCTAAGCCGATTCCGGCACGTTTTGACGCATATTTTGCCATCATTTCCCCTGATGCAAATATACTGTCTAAAGTGTCATCGCTAGTAATGAGAACACATGAACTAAATTGTTTAGTAGTCGTCCCAAGACCGGCCAAAACAGGAGTAGCAAGAGTAAAATGACCATCGCTCGCACATTCATAATATTCCTTTACTAATTTAAGTCTTGTTTCCTTGGGTTCGTTATGGAAAGCAGTGGCAGCGGCTATGGCATAACGTACCTGTGGGGTTTCGTAGATTTTACCAGTAGCACGATTTTGTACCAAATATTTCTCTGATAGCTGAGCAATAGCGGCGTAGGTATATTCTTCGTCTTTGCTGTGATCAATGAATAGATCAATAATATTCCACTCATCTTCAGTGTACCACTCCAGTAGTTCTGGGGTATACATACCCGTGTCAACATTTTTCTTTACGATCTCATATAGTTTAGGTGGAGTATAACTTCCATAAACTTCTTTACGTAACATGCTGACACGCTGACGCCCAGCAACATACTGATAATTTACATTGTTAATTTCTGGGTTTTCTGTTTCATCTATTAAATCTACCATGGCTTTGAGCAATAGTTCATCTATTGTCTCTGTGGTCATGCCATCATGTAATTCTATTTGTGCTTTAATCTCTACCATGCTTGGACTGACCCCGTCAATTCCATTACAAGCATGTGCTACCTGTCTTTGTATTTTGCTAATATCTAAAGGGACTTTTACCCCGTTTCGTTTGACCACTGTGATCATATATGTAACCTTTTCTAATGTATCGAGATGATATTTACCGTGGGATCGTAACTTCGATTATATTTTCTACCAAAAATGAATCGGGTATAGAATCCATGGTAACTGGGATATTATCGTTGTAGTTTATCGCCCATGTTTCGTCAATACAAACTATATTGTACGATCTATTTTGAGCAGAGTCTACCAGTGTCTTTACATAAATTACAGATTTGTTAAATTTATTTGTAAATTTGAGTGAATATGCCATCATCAAGGCACGAGTGAAATCATCATATTTGTTTTCTAAAATTATTTCCCATGGTGTGGGCCAAGATTTTGGATTATAAGGATCCACTCTATGATTATAAGGCACGTAAGGCGCAGAGCGCCAAAATTCGGCAACAAGATTTAAAGGATCTTGATTAGTTTCTATCTGGGCACGTAGGCCAGACCAGATTGACACACGGTCATCGTAGGGTTTGTCAAACATTGTTAAAAGAACAAGCTAGTTTGATATTCAATAGACACATTGTTTAGACACTGTGTGGTGTCGCATACCAAGGTCACTGCGTTTGATGCTGTAACAATACTGGTAGTGAACAAAGGACTATCTGCCTCTAACAATGTCCAAGTTTCGCCAGGAGTTCTATAATCAAATTGTGGCATATTACTTTGTGTGATAATAACAAATGTACTACCAACTAGTGATATACCAACAATAAGAGCAGTCATGTTGGCATATTTGGTACTGCCGGTGATATAGTAATTACTTGTACCACCGTTAATGCCCACCAAGTTATTCAAAGCAGTATAGGAACTGGCCACAACCAATTTATCTAAACCACAACCAGCACTAATGGCCATATTGTTTGTGGTACTATCATAAGATTCCTGTTGCTCTGTATAGGTATAGGTATCAGATATACTGGCACCACCGTTGGCTGTTAGGTTAACTGTCACTGTGCCTTTTCTATCTAACACACTGCTGGACATAGAATATTTGACTTCAATATATTGACTTTGATTGTTGAAAGGGAAACTAACAATATTGGTCAATGTACCCGCTGTGGCACCAACAGTGATAGCACTGTTGTCTACAATAGATGTAGATCCAACAGCCAATGGATTATAATAAAAAGTAGGATTGTAAATGGCAAACGGAGTTCCAGCTAGCGCCACGTCAGCCATCATTCTTCTATTAAAATAATCATTGTCAGTTCTGTTACCAATACTTTGGAAATTAATAACAGCATAGGTAGTAGTTGTTATATCATTGTCAGTTAGATGTAGATCATTAGCACAATTATTAAAATAGTTGTAGCTACTGATATGACTGCTAGGATAGTTGTTAGGGTTTACACCCACATGGACAGCTTCTTGAACAATACTTTCAAATCTATTTCTTGTAATGATTCCGTTAGTAGGTCCAATATTAATATTAGCATCTGAAACGCTGTCGTCATAATAAAAATTTACACCTCTTTTAGAATTGCTGATCACATTGTTTTCAATCAGTATGCGACTTGTGGATCCTGTGCTTTCCACACAGGTATTCAAATTACTAAATTCACAATCTTTGATTTGAATGTTGGCGCAGAGTTTGGCCGCATCGGAAGTATATCCGCCATACTGTCCACGAGCTTCTACTCCCTTGCCCCATCCGTTATATTGTAGTAGACTAAATCCTTCGCCACCAACTGAGAAATCCATACTGCCAAATGTACTGGTTGTGGCAAATGTGTACAATGTACTGGCCACTGAAGTTAAAGTTGTCAGTTGAGCAAAACGGTTGGCATAGACATTATTACCTGTGACATAGTAAACGCCAGTGGTAAGATCAAGGCCAATAAAATCCGGATACGCCGCGGTGTCTACCACAAAGGTATTAGGACCAGCACCACTACTGGCATTGGCATCAATTACAAATGTTTCATAAGTCTGTGCGCTGGCAGTAAGAGCACCAAATCCCACGTCAATAATTTCAGCATTGTACACATTATCTAAACTTACCAAACTATTAGTAGAAGTAGTGCCAGTGTTAAATTTTAATGTCATGCCTTCAATGTGAATATTTTTAGGCTGTGTTACCTTGCTATTAGGCATAGTGCCATATAAGTTACCTTGACTATCTATAGTTTGAAACAAGTTAGTACTGGTATTGGTCAAAATCAGTGTGGTCAATCCTTTACCTTCACCAACTAAATTTGTATTAGGTGGAAGATATACAACATCAGAAACATAGTAGTTACCAGCAGGTATACGTAATTGACGGTTAGCATCGGGAATATATTGATTATTAAACAGATCTTGAATAGCAGTATTAAGATATGAATAAATGTCTGTAGCAGTGGTACTAGGCTTTAATCCCCAATCGGTAAGATTGGCCATGTCATCTAATTTGGTAGCTATACTAGTCACTGTGGAATTAATATAGCCCTGTGGTAGATTATCTCTATATTTGTAGGTGCTAGTACTGGCAACGGCACTGCCCGGAGCAATCAAACCAAAGATGTTTACTAGATCATTTTCTGTTAAGATACGAGTATTGCTGTCATCAACTGCTCCGTCAACAATACGTTTACCTATGTATAAATGCTCTGTATCCTCTGCCCAACCAAATTCACCTGAATCTAGTTGTGGCATCCCTGTTTGATTTTCCTGTCCTCGACGTATTTGCACTTTAGCAATTTCAATTACTGGCATAGTATAATTCCCCTGATATATTATTTATCGATCCGGACCACAACTAAATAGAATGCCGATTTGAACAGCCAACATGTACTTTTACCCAGTAAAAATAAACAATTTAAACGCTTTAAGCGAATGGCTGAAAACTCAGGTGTTACCGCCCAATACCACAGACGGCTTTGTGGGACGAATTCCAAGAGAAGCACAGCATGTTATATTGGAACATTTGGGTGCTGACATGAACACCGTGGTCAACTACAATGTCCTACAGGGCTATTTCCCTAGTTTGGATCCAATAACGATACATTCGGACCATAGCCTACTGGCAGGCAGTGTTTATAGAAGTTTGATTATTCCCATAAAGAACTGTGAACAGTTAACATGGACTTGGTACAGGTGCGTGGACGAAAGTAAAATTTATCAAATGGGTGCCGAGGGTAGATTCAATGTTGTACCCATGATTCCATTTGATGCCGCAGAAGCAGTAGGATCAAAACTATGCGATGAACCGTTTGTATCAGATATATGTACTTGGCACAGTCTTTGTAATGCGGGTTCTGAACCAGCACAATTAATCAGTATACGCATATTGCCATGGGCTCAACAGGATTGGCGTCAAACACCTAGTCTACCACCACTAGGCCTTGATATAGTTTCACTTTAACTCAATAGTTGTCGGTAGCCTTTTAGGCCAGTGGTGTGATATTCTTCTACCTTGTTTAACCAAGCATCTTGCCATTTGTTAAAATCTTGCGGTAATAGATCAAATTGTTGATATTGTAAATCTCTACTACACATAAACACCACACCTCTACGAATGTCAGTGCCGTATACTTCGTTATGTGCTAGTATGTAGGCAACCAATTGCATAAAATAATCGTCAACCCATTCTAACTTTTTAGGCTTGTTAGTCTGCTTATGATCGCACACCGCAGGTTCACCTTCAAATACACCGATCAAGTCAGTGGTACCACTATACAGTCCTGGAAAATACAGTGATTGTTCCATGGCCCATACTTCATCCATTTTACTCAATCCATTTTCAATAATAACATCAGCCATTTTATTGGCCTGTACATGAACTGGATTATTGCCAGGCTGACGTTGTTCACCAATTAAGAAGCGTTCCAAATTGGCGTGCATGGCTGTGCCAACTCCACTGGCTTCTTTGGTAATCTGTGCGGCATTGGCCTCGCCCACACGCTTGCGCCATTCATTGAGAGCAGTCATATCCTTAGTAGCGCCAAGGATAGTGGTCACACTGGGCAGTGTTTCTCCGTCGGGAGTTTGATAAACACGTTTCTTTGTAACGGGGTCGTTGACCTGTTTACAGTTTTTATATTGGAATCGTTCAATGAACGGTGGAGGATTGTAGATAGTCATAATGTTAATTATACTACCTTAACTTTATAAAAGCAATTATTTGGTAACTTCTTTTGCGGCGTGTGATGCCATGGAATCCAAACTAGGACCGCCCTTGCCTGCCTTGGGAGTAGCAACATCGCCTTGATCGGCGTTGGGATCTTTTACTCGAGTGTTCAAAACAACTGTGCCATCATCTGTTATATCCTGTATAACATCACCCTGCGGATCAACTGAGTTCTTTAATGCTATTAGAGCATCAGGTGTGCTGATGCCCAAATTGAATGGCTTAAGGATATTTTGGACCACTGGCCAAGGTAGCTCACTAGGTTGACCTTGCTTGTTGGCAAGGCCCTGCATTACTGCCATAACATCGCGAGCGGATCCTAAGTCTACTTCAAATAATCTCATTATTTGGCCAGTCTAGCAATGATGCTGTGTGCTTCGGCTAGTCTACGTGCTGTACGTTGTTGACGGCTTTCACGCATCTCACGTCCAGAAGTTACGTCACCACCCGCGGCTGCATCACTTGCGCCAAAGTCATCACCGCCACCCATGTCTGGATTCATAGCATCTGGCTCGCTGCCTGGAAGAGCTCCGTTATCGCCCACATCCATATTGGGTTCAGCACCCATTGGATTTTCTGGCATACTTTCACCAGCCAGTGTGGCAACAGCATTACTGATAGTTTCACGTTGCTGTGTTAATACTTCCAATGTTGCACTCAATGCTGGGCTAACTGCTTGTTTGAAAGCTTCAGCTTCTGCCGCACCAAAGTCAGCACGGATACTGTCTGCTAGTTCAATGATAGCCTTGGTCTGGTATTGACCAACACGTTGCATCCAACCTGTAAAGTCATTGACCATGTCGCTGGCCGCTGTAATTGTCTTGGCTTTGCCTTCTTCGTCTTCTTGTAGCAAGAATGCTAGGCTTTCATTTACAAAACGAACATTGTGACGGAACTGACTTTCTTCTAGCTGTCCAGCTTTTTTCATCTTCTGACGTTGTGCTCCGGCAATTTTTGCGCCCTTCTCACCGCCACCTGCTTTCTTGGCCAAGGCCTTAAAACCTGTGGTCTTGTTGTTGTGCTTGCCTTCATCGCGTTCCATCATGCTCATACATTCTTTACAGTCACAATCTTTAGGATGCTTCATGCCTTCCTTCATTTTGTGTACACGACCCTTAGTTGGGTTCTTAGGAGCACTGCCGCCCATGGCCTTGGTTAATTCACTAGAATCAAAGTCGGTTTTTTTGCTGGTTGTATCTGGAGTGTCATCATCGCGATCTGGATCACTGCTGGTTGCCTGTGAACCATAGCTCTTGCCTTTGACCACACGACTCTTCATTTGTTCTTTAACTGGATATTCTTTACCACCCACCTTAATCTTTTCGCCAGGTTGAACACCATCTTTCTTAGCATCACGCACTGCCTTACCAAAAGCATTGCCTTCAAGTTCTTTCTTATCTTTCTTGATAGTTTCTTTTACTTTGGCATCCTTGGCGGCTTTTTTCATTGGCTCTTTCTTATTGCCATCTTTGTCCAGATCTAGGAAGTCTGGTTTTGATCCTTTCTTAGCTTCGTTAAGTTGATCAATCTTATTTTTTAGTTGTTTCATTTGTTCGCCTAGCATTTCTTTTATCCTTGTGTTGAGCAACTCTAACATTGCTTTGTCTTTTTGGTATGTTTCATTGGTCAACAAATCATTAACACCTGCTGATCCTTCTTGTTGGAAAATACGTGTACGTAGTTTGTTACGGATGTCTTCCAACTGTTCACGATCATACTTGTTTAAGTTAACACGACTACCAAATTGCTTTTCAATGTTTTCAAGCAACTTAGCACTGGTGATATTTTTATTAAAGTCTGTGGTTTTCATGATAGGTTCCAAAATAGTTTAATGTTATTTATATGAGTTTAACCAGTTTCTCAAAACTTGTCATTATATGGTTTTTAGACATTTTGCGTTTGGCCAAGGCAGTATCATACTTGATTTGGCTAACATCAAACTGTACCAGACTAGTGTCTTTACGTTTTAGAGCACGTTTATATACCTGCTCTTCAAATTCTGCGTAACCATATGCCTTGTCTTCATTGATCAGCTGATCATCTTTAGATTTACCTAGAGCTAGATTGTTGGCCAGGATCACTGCTGTCTGTGGCAAATTGATTTGATCTACCACGGCTTCATGTGTATGATCCAGTATGGTATAAAATCCATCGTGTTTGTGTACCACTGTGAATCGGTCAAAACTCACAGTCCCGTCATTATTTTTGACAGGAATAACAAAGCCTTTTTGACGTAGTTGTTGTTTAACATTGCGTCCTAGAGTGGCTAATTTTTTATAAAGATCGTCAGTTAGAGGTTTCATGTAAGTTTTTGATCAGTTGGCTACTGTCTTTACTTAGTGAATATACGCCCTTGCGAACTAAACTTTGAGCGAGCCATTGGTCGTGATCGTCTAGTCCTGTTAGTGAAATGTTGGTGTCGTGTTTTTTAATGAAGTGATTTTCTTCATTAGTGATGGCTATGTTAACCCCTGATAATAATTGATGTATTTTCATACTTTTACTGGGGTTTGTGCGTTTTGTTGATTAGCGGCAGCTTGTTGATTTTTCTGTTGATTAGTAGCCGCTGTTCTAAACACAGATTTAAGATTGTTGGCTGTTTGTGGATTTTTTTCAGTGGCACTTAATGCCGGCATCATGGCCTTCAATGCCTTAGCTGCCATGGGATTGACATTGTTGTTAGACATGGCATTTGGGTCAGTTAATGTCTTGGCCAACACACTTGAATCAAAATCTTGCCCACCATTGGCGGCTTTGATGGGATCTTTTAAACTGTTCAAATTTGATTTGACCTGTGCCAGTTGCGCTGGATCAAACTCTTGATTTGGTTGTCCAGGCTTATTAGGTTGCCCTAGCTTATTGGGTTGATTTGGCTGTGTGCTATTAGGAGCAGGATTAGATCCAGTTTTTGGCAACCCGTCACTGTGTACGAGATCTGTGGTAGATCCGATAGTTCCTATGGCCTCGACCAATTCATGTATTTTCATATTAATGCGTTTTTTGTAAAACTACTACAATTAATCCTAATACGCCAGTAATAACTGTACCAGCTGTTCCAATAAGAACTTTGGTCATGCTAGAGTGGCCGTCTTCAATTAATTTTTTTAGATCACCAAATTTACCTTCAATAGAGGTAAGGCGTTCATCTAAACTTTTGTAGCGTTGGGCACATAAATCAACGTGTGCTTCCAAATTAGTTTTTTCTATATCAATTATTTCACCAGTGGACATTATGTCTCTCCTTTAGTTATATATTACGGAGCCTAAATTGTGCCTTGGTGTGCCTTGATTAATGTGTTTTTGGTGGTAATGTCTTTACATTCAAACATTGCCTTATCTATATTTATTGTTTCTGTTAAATTTTTAATAATTGGTACACCATTAATATCAGTTACCAGATAGGCCAAGGCATTACCTTCCTGATCGGTATATACACCCTCACGATCTGGCGTAAACGTAAAAGTCCATACCTTGTGTTTACCTTTGTAATCTGTGCCAAATCCCATGTCTTTAATTGATACTTCCTCCACAACTGGAGAAGATTCATATATCACAATACTACGTATTTCAAGACACTGGAGTAAAGTAATGAAATTTCTATTTTGATCTAATTCTAATTGACTGCCTTGATTGGGCCTAGATACCTTGGTTTGAGTAATATCTATCAATGTTTTAATTTCTATGAGATCCATAAAGTACCTATTTTATGTATTTATGGTCATAAAAAAAGGCTCTTAAAAAAGAGCCTTTAGTTGTTTTATCTAACGAAAAATTAGAATGTTGTTTTTGTAACTGTTGTGTTAGCCATTGTGTAACCTTGGTATGTGTTACTATCAGCAGCCATCAAAGTTGTCAAGTATGTAGCAAATGCGCTACCAGTACCTGGAGCACCGAAGCTAGCATAGTCGTCAGTACCATAAGCACCACCTAGTGCAGCAACAGCAATGTTAACTGTAGAAGTTGTTCCAACTACTGGAGTACCGATGATTTCAATACTTGTCTTAGCTTGGATTTTTTCTAAAGCAACTGCTAGTGGGTTACGTGCGGCAACTGCTGTACCTTGTGTTGTATCAGCACCGTAGAAAATTGTTGCTACGCCGCCAACGCTAACAGTTGATGTACTTGCTGTATCGCTAGTCTGCAAGTTGAAGTTTGGGAATGTGATTGTGTAAAAGTCAAGTGTAACACCATTCTTGAAAAATGGGGCTTGTACTGCTTCGTTCTTTTTGTAAATTTGTGCCATTTTAGCATCTCCTTATCTTTTTAAAGCTCCACCCTGGAACTCGTATGCAATTATTTATCCACTTTGGAAAAAAACGCAGATTAATCTTCGTCTTTTACATCGCCGTCTACAATGTGTAGGTGTTTAAGAGTTTCTTTATTGTCTCGCAATTTACGTATGCTACGGGTGAATTTGCTGGCATCTCCACCTCTAATACTATTGATAAGTCTACGTTCTAATTCGTAGGCTTCTTCTGGATTGAAATTTTCCTTTATCAAAGCAAGTAGATTAATGGCACTGTTGATAACATGTGTGGCACGGGCTTCAACTATGGCTTCACCGTTTTTACGTTCTGATATGGAGTTTAATTCTTCTAATAAACTACGTGTGGCTCTTTTCAAAGCAGTTTCCTTATTGTTCTAATATTTAGTTAATTGTAGCACAATAATCTGGAAAAATAAACCATTGTTTTTTATCTTGTTGTAATATACACTGATATAAATACTCAGTAGAAACACTAGTATGGTTTCTACTAATTGACACACAGTAAAGGAGACACAAAATGTCAAAACTATTAAAAAAACTTATCCAGTTTTTAACAACTCCACCAAAAAGTGGATTAGAATTATATATTGAAAGTAAACGCCCAAGCAACGCGGCAGAAGTAGATCATTATGCTCGTGAATACAGTTATCGTAACACAAACTGGAGGCACGGACTATGAAAAAGTTTTTTAAAGATGTATGGGAAACCATTAAACTTATTCAACAACTTCGGGCAGAAGCAATTGTCAAAGGTCATAACTGGTATTAAATCATGCTTAAGACAGTTAGACGTGTGTTACCACACGAATATTCCAAATATCGTCAGCATCTTAAACAACTTGACGCAGAATCTAAGATACTACGCTTTGGGTTTCCAACTAACGACACAGTCATTGACTCACTTTGTGATAAGTTTGAAGCCAATACTTCACAGCATATTCTCTTTGCTATAGAAGATATTAATTTAAATTTTGTTGCTGTGGGACATATCTCCCTAGCTGGTGAAATGGAATTAGCATTTTCTGTTCTTAAAGAATACCAAGGGCAAGGTATGGGAAACCTATTGATGAAACGCTGTATACAGTGGTGTCGTACCAAAGGTATACTTGAAGGTTGTATGGTATGTCTAAGTTCCAATGCGGCCATCAAACACCTATGTAAGAAACACGGTATCAGCATGACTAGCGAACATGGAGAAACATTGGCTACAATTAAATTTGACCAGCCTGATGTTACTACCTATGTTAATGAAGTCACCGACAGCAATCTTGCTGTTATAGACTACTTGGGCAAAAGAGTTTTAAATCCGCTTGCTTTAGTTGCTTAAAGTCTATATACTAAATACTTAGGCAGTAAAGTAACTGCTTACACAGACATTACACACATAAGGAGAAATAAAATGTCATTTGAAACACCTAAACTTCCAGAAGTTAAATTTAACAAAAATGGATATGAAATCCGTTCAGACATTCTAGCAATGGCTAAGGACCTAGTACAAAGCGAATACAGCATGAAATTCCAAGGTTGGGAAATGTCAGCTAAACGTGATGAAAAGACTGGACAAATTATAACACAAGTTGGTATGCCAGAATTTCCAGGTTTGGACAAGGTTCTAGAAACAGCAGAAAAAATGTACGGCTTTGTAAACGCTACTGCTAAAACAAAATAAATATAATTTTAAAATAATATAAAGTGGCATAGCCATTATAACATTATCGTAAAAATCCCCAGCTTGTCTGGGGATTTTTTTAATCTGTAATAGGATGACTGCCTAGGTATTCAGGATAATTTTTATTAAAATGCCGCATCACGATGCCAGCAATAGCATGTGCTTGATTTTCTTGTGGACTGCCTGTACGTCCACTGTCATGTTCTAATTCATGCTCAGTATCTTGTTTATAGTGTACTAACTCATGAGCTACTGTGCGTAAAATATCATTAGGGTGACGATTCATTAGAGCCACATAAAGTACGTGTTCGCCATTTTCATATTTGCCAAAAGTGGGTTGATGACTGTCATGTATGTGTGCTTCAAATTTTATTTGAGGTAAATGATCCAATCCAATATAACGCATAGCCAATGGTAAAAACTTTTTAAACATTTCCATGAAGTTATCTTTATGATGTTTCATTGGAATTCTACTCTCGTGAAGTGCTGTATTACCTTCTGGTCCTACATAGATTGCTCTAAAGTCTATATTGGGATATTCGTTTTTTAATTCTTTAAACACTGATAAGTTACTGCGACTGTCATCATACAAACGAATGTGATCATACTTGCCAGTGTCAGCATATCTACGAACATAAACTGCTTTCTTTTCAGCAGGAATAGCATCACCAGGTAAGTTTCCAGCACGGTGTACATGTACACGACTCATGTCAATACCAAGATCGCTGAATGTTTTTAAGAATAAATTTTTGTTATCAAAATCAGCACGGGCAGTAAGCATGATAACTTCACTGTTAGCTGAATGATTTAATATAGTTTTTAATTTTTTAACCATGGGCTCAATAGGTTTACTTTCTCTATTGAATTTTTCAGCATCTCTAAATTCACCAAAATCAAACTCTTCGCCTGGCTGTAGTTCGTAGTTGTTAAATTGCTGATTGGTTAATTCTCGAACAACATGTCCATCTCGTACTACTTTGATTTTGGCAGTGGTATGAAGTAGAGTATCGTCTATATCAAATATGACTAGACTTTTTTTAGGTTGGCTGAATTCTTTGGCTCGCATAGTGTATTTATTAGTGCCGGTTACTTTATCCGGCTCCAAGTAACGCCTGGAAGTTCAATTGCGCGGACGCCTGGGCAAGCAAGCTCGCCCCCGTGACGACAACGGTCCCTAAGGTGGGGTTAATGCGGATACGGGATACCAGCTAGCCCGCATCCTAATCTTGTCAGCCCTTCATACAGGGCTGTAAGGATTCCTAGGCCTATCCGACCCATCGTCTTCAGGATAGACTGGATAGTCATTGGGATTAGTCGGCTGATGCGTTAGCGCCACATTTTTGACGTTTGGCATTGGTCAACGCTCCGAAATCCACACTCCATTCTTTGCCTGGAGCAAGTTCAACTGCGCCCTGTGGGAAAGCAAACTGTACACCAGCTGTTTGTTCAATCTGTTGGATTGGCAAACGGAATTTGGTCAAGTCATTGCCTAAATTTGGATAAGGAGCAACATGTGGGAAAGCCCAGCCAGCGATTTCTTTAGTTTGATTGTTGACGACAATCTTGTAGAAACCATGTGGAACTACAACACCTTTACCAATAGTTTTATCGCCAGCACCATATACACCGCCTACATAAACTGTATAGCTTTGGTTACGTTGTACTGCCCAACCACGTACACTTGTTTCTAACAATTTCCAAATACCACGATTCAATGAACCAGCCTGTGGGCTCATGTTGGTCATTAGGAAACTTTCATATTCTACTTGCGGATCCCAAGATAAATCGCCATCCGGTGACATGTGTCCTTTATCATACCCAGTACCAGCATAATCAGCAGGTGTAGCACCATTAGGAACAGACTGATCGGCAGCAAAAGCATTAGTACGAGCCACGCAGCCAAGAGCGTTTTGAGGAAGAAGTTCATAAGTCACATATTTAGGTAATTTGGCAGCGGCATCATAACCTACTAGATATGCTTGACGGCAAATAGGTTGAACACCTGCTGTTTGTGGAAATCCATATGGAGCATGAACGCTACAGGTTTTTGGATCTTGTGGAGCACGTTGAGTCCAAGCATTAGCTTGAGTGCCTGTTAGAGCTACTAGAGCCACGAACAAGGAAAGTAATAGTTTTTTCATTTTAAAGTACCTTTTTAAAGTTGGTACTTTATTTATTACCTTCTCACAAAGTGATAATCACCATCCGGTCCGTTATCGCAGAATATACCCTTACATTCAAAACCACAATCGCTCATAAATTGTATGATTGTGTCTTTCAACGGGGCGCCTTTATTATACTCTACCTGTTGAAGCTCTAAAATAACATGTTTGGCATTTTGTAAAGCAAGTCCTGCTCCCATTAATACATCAAGCTCTGCTCCCTGTACATCCATTTTAATTAGATCTGGTAATGGGAATTGCTTTTGTTGTACAATAGTATTCACAGTGGTTGAACGCAATTTACGTCTATGGGCTTCGGTATACAATACATCAGCGCCACTGCTTAGTTCACTATTTTCTCTATAGTAGCTGTTACCGCCAGGATTCTCTACGTTTTCATAGAAGTCCAATTCTTTACCATCTTCGTTACTTAACAAACCAACATTGTATCGCATGTTACGTTCTTTGTATAAGAACTCTGTGGCAGTCATAGCTTCAAAGGCAATATACTCGGGTTCTGGCCATACTGTCTTGGCCGCATCAGTCCAGTGTAGAACACAGGCACCAATATCATAAACAACCTGCGGAACAAAGTTATATTCTTCTCTAATTCTACGTAAGTAATCTACATGAGTATTTGGCATTAATTTATGCGATCCCAAATAGCGTAGTCTTGCTGTCACAGGATCTTCATCAGGCAGTGCTGGTATATTATTGTCCACAGTGAATGTGAAACTGCCAATATGTCGACATTGGATACTAGGATCGGCATAGATCTTAAATCCCTTATCACGTGCCTTGCGACAGAAGTCATTATCTTCGCTGATAGTGTGTGCGTGGTCAATGGCGCTGTGATATTCAAACTGTGGATAGCCAACTTTGGCAAACACTTCACGCTTAACTAGCACACAACCAAATCCACAGCCAGCTATTTCAACTAGACTGCGACCTTTTAATTTTTCATAGGGCATGTTGCTTACACCACCATGAGCATTAGGTTCATAAATTTCTAACACATGACGGTCTGGCTTGCGTTGAATATACAGTCCACTGACCATGTCCTTGTCATGTGCCAACAACTTTTTAAGTGTATCACGTTCAAAGGCAATATCACTGTCCACGCTGAACAAATAGTCAAATCCACCCACAGTCCAGTGCGCTATTAGATTGCGTACTTGGTCAATGTTGTATCCATAGAAACATTGGAACTCTGCTATATAGCCATCAGGAATTTCCAAATCATAGATAGATTTAAATGTTTCTGTTTCAATATTCTTAGCAGTGGGAATACCAATTAGAATACGTTTAGGATTGGCCTTGTTGGGTTTGACCTGTACCACAGGAGTTTCCACAGGCTTGTACATGTCAATTTTGGCCTGTTCATAGATTGGACGTTCGCGTTCTAAAAAACCATTGGTAATAGTTTGATCCTTGGTAGTGGCCGCAAACTGTGTGTAATGGTCCATGTTGGCAATGATATAATTTGTACGTCCTCGAGCCAATTGTAGATCAAACGCATAATTATCGCCAAAGTAAATATCTAACCCTTGAGGAATTGGAGTCCATACTGCTTTGTTAAAGAAGAATAAACAGCCATAACCATAGGTATGTTGACCCGTCCAAGGCAAAATATCAATGGTCTTGGTAGTCACTGGCGGTTGTTCAAACACATCAACACCTGGACACAGTCCAAATAAACCTGTGTCCTCAGTCATTAAATCTTGTAGGCGTAAAAACACATCTGTGTCAAACACAACATCATCATTGAGTACACAGATATGGCTGTAACGACTTTGTTCAACACCAAAATTCCAAGCAGGATTTACATAGATGTTTCGACCAAAGTCATACATGCGAATCTTAGGATGCTGTAGCCCTGGTGGTGTTTTGGTATTGTCATTGTTAATGATAATGACTTCGCCCACAGCTTCGTGTTCACAAAGAATGTCAACAAATTTAACAAACTGATCAGCCACTTTCCACATAGTAGGAACAATGATACTATATTTCTGTATGCGAGTCTTGGCCAGGATGTCGTTGGCATTAAGAGTTTGTAGATCCGCATTGACCTTATAGTCATTCAACGGACTAATGTCGTTGTAATTATATACAATGTCCTGTAGGCACTTGACCTTTTCAGGCCTTGCTTGTTCAATTGCGGCATAGAATAGTGCGCCATCTCCGCCGGCCTTGTACCATTGACCATTGCTGTCAGTAAACATGCGATCTGGTATGCCATTTATCAAATATCGTTTAAATGTTCTCAGATGCGTATAGGGCATGTTCCAATTGAACTTGTGCTTGCGATAGGCCTTGCTCTTTTTAATATGTTCAGGATAAGGTTGACTGATCAAAGGAATATTGTCAACCATGCTCCAGCATGATCCATAGGTGAATTCTGTAGATCCATCATAGATATTATTATAGTAATTAAAAATACTATTATCATTGACTAGGCTATCATCACCATCCAGTATCATAACAATGGCATTGGGATTGGTAATTCTACGAATGGCTTCAACTTGATTACGTGGTGCTCCCTTGTTTACATCGTTTCGAATAACGCTGAAATGTTTGAACACTTCCTTGGGCAATGCGTAGACTGCTTCCACAGCACGATCAAATCCATTATCAGTACTACAATCATCAATTAGGATATGGTGATAATTTTCATAGTCTTGTTGTGCCACACTTTGGATACAGCGTCCAATGTATTCTTCAGCATTGTAGAATGTACTGATAACAATGATCTCTTGTTCAGTGCTAGGCTTGTAATCCTCCAATTCAACAACATTGTGGAAACGTCTATTGTAGATTTTGTGTAGACGATGATTAATCTTGGTAACTTCTCTATAATCTTCACGGCTTAGATATTCGCCGCACTTACGGAACATCTGTTGACGCCATTGACGAGCCACACTATCCCATCCAGCAATGTCCTTAATGATATTACAGTAGTATTGTTTTTGTTGATGTAGATATGGATTACGATATGCTTCCACCACAGTCTTAACAAACTGCTCTACTTGCTGTGGAGTGTTAATATGTGGGAACAAGCCGTTGGGTTCAACAGCATAGTCAATCAAGTAACAGGCTTTCTCGATGGCAATTTCTTCTAGCCCACCAAATCGGCAAGTAACGCTGGGCGTGTTGTATAGCAAACTTTCCAATGTACTGATACCATATGTCTCCGGGAAGGCACATGGATAAATCATAAAATTAGCTTGGGCAAGTATACTGGCAATTTCTCGTTGTGGAATTATACCAGTGAACTCAATACCCTTTTCAGCATTAGCAGGGTCAAATGCCATTTCACGCCAATCTGTTTCCTGTTGGTCAGGAGCATCTGCTGAATTAAACTTGTAGTAGCCACCAATAATTTTTAATTGCGCTTCGGCAATGTGTCGTTTGACATGTGGCCAAATTAGTTTAACCAGCGGAATCATTCCCTTGGTCACTGACGCATTGTAGACAAATAAGTTACGGTCCTTGGCAGCAATATCCACTTCGGGAATATAATTATAGGCACCATTGCGTGTGATGAATACTTTACGCTTGAGTACTTCAAAGTTACGTTTTTTTCCGTGATCACAGTTGAGCACATAGGTAGTATGCCAATCGCTCAACGTAAAAATATCAGTGATACGGTCACTTACTGCGAGATCTTCAATTA